GTAGTATCTGCAATGAAAGATTACTACGGAATAACTTTTAATGTTCCACTTGACTCAGATTTAAAAATAGGGTACAATTGGTTAGAGATGGAGAAAAAAAAATGTATATAGATAAAACAAGTATAGAAGTTATTGGAGATAAATGGATTGAAGGAAAAGAAAAACCTGAGAAAGATTCAGTTCTAAACTCTTTTAATTTTGATGATGGCATTCATGCAAAAGATTTGGCTAAATTTTTAGAACATTTGCAAGAAGATCATAGACATAAATTTTGTGGTGATGTAGAGTGTCACATTACTATAAGGCAAAGAGACTACTAATATGCAAATAATAGAGAGAAATCAAATAGAAGCATTAGAAACTTTAGACGAGTTTGATGATACATCAGTTGATGGTGTTGTTGAATACCAAGAGTTAGTTTCTAATCATGGTGATATACCTAAAAAATTATATTTAAATGAAAACCACCCACACTATAATGATATGCTGTATTACGCACAAGTGGATGGTGTAACAGTAATACCAACAACAGGGAAAACAAAAGTATGCTAGATTTTTTTAAGTTTGCTTTGCAATCACCAACAGATTATATTTTAATGACTATATTTTTAATACTAGCATTAGAAAATATAGTAAAATTAATAAAATTTTTAATAAAGTAACTCTTGACTTTTTTACAAATATGTGGTATAGTAATAACAACATAGGAGGATTGTAATATATGGACAATCAATTAATAGATACAAAGACAATGTCTGACGAGCAGATTATGAAAGCTATCGGACAAGATTCTGGTGGAGGAGAAGGTAATAATATTCCAAGACTAGCGATCAATAGAAACCCAGAGGATGATGATGGAAATGCATTACCCGTTGGTAATTTTTATACTTATGATGCAAGTGTTGGCACAAATGTATTTGGTAAACCTGTAACGTTTAGACCATTTATAAGTGCTATGCAATACATGCATTATGAACCAGAGAAGGGTGAGTATGTAAATAGATCAATCATTTTTAAAAGTTGGAAAGAGGAAGCTATTGATATTCAGGGTGGAACTAGATGTAATAAAGTACCGTACAAAGATAGAGATAGTTTATCTCCAGAAGACTTAGCTGAACAAAGAAAAATTAGATGTTATAGATTACTATATGGTCTAGTTAGTTTTGATTCTAAAACTTCTGATGGTACAGATCATAAAGTAAAAAATCTACCTACACTTTGGAGAGTAACTGGTACAAGTTTTGCACCAGTGGGTGCTGCGATTGAGCAGATTAATAAAAGAAAAAAACTAATGTTTAGTTGTACATTTACTTTAGATAGCAAGAGACAAAAAAAAGGTGGTAACACTTTTTATGTTCCTGAAATAAAAGTAAATGCTGATGCTAATTTAAAAATGTCTGCAGAAGATATGGATAATTTAAAAGCATTTCAAGAAACTATTAATTATGAGAATAATGAAATAGCTAACTTGTACCAACAAGCAAAAGGTAAAAAATCTAATGGTAGTGATACAGTATCAGCTAAGATAGTGGATGATATGGATGATGAGTTACCTGATCCAGCACAGGTATTTGCTAAATAATGAACTCTATACTACATAAAGTTCAGTTATACTTAGACAAAGCTACTAAAGATACTGTAGAAGTTGATAGTAAACTTGTTGAAGAGTTTGGTGAGGCGTGTAAAAACGCCTTGCTAAAACAATTTTCTGAACCTAGAAAAGAAAAGAAGTCACCTAGAATGAGTAGTATAGGTAGACCACTATGTCAACTACAGATGGAAGCTAAAGGTATTAAAGGAGAAGGTGCACCATATAATTCTAAAATGAGAAATACATTTGGTGATTTAATAGAAGCGTTAGCTATATTTGTAATGAAATCAGCAGGAGTTAATATTGAAGATGAACATAAAAAAGTACAGTACAAAAAAGATGGAACCATCATTGATGGTGAATATGATACAAAAATTGATCAAAAAATATGGGACATTAAAAGTGCCTCACCATATTCGTTTGAAAAAAAGTTTGGAGAGTCTGGAGGTTTTGAAGCAGTTGCAGAAGACGATGCCTTTGGTTATGTACCACAAGGTTATCTATATTCCGAGTCATTAAAACTTCCCTTTGGTGGATGGATTGTTATTAATAAATCAACAGGTGAATGGACTGTTTGTGAAACACCTGTTGCTGATAGTGAATATAGATCGAAAGCATTATCTTTAGCAATTAATAATGCCAAAGCATTAGAAAATGATGAGCCATTTAAAAAATGTTACGAAGATATAGAAGAAACTTTTCGTGGTAAAAAAACTGGCAATAGAGTTTTGGGCACAGTATGTTCTTTCTGCCCATACAAACTTCCTTGTTGGGGAAGCAAAGTGCAATTGTTGCCACAGCAACAGTCGCAAGGTAAAAACCCTAAATGGGTTTGGTATACTGAAGTAAACAATCCGAGGAAAGATGAAAGTACGCAGTCGGAAATCTAAGGGTCGTAGACTTCAGGATTGGGTAGGGAGTAGTTTAAGGGGTCTATTTCCTACCCTGACCAATGATGATATTAGAACTGCTATCATGGGTGAGAGTGGTGCTGATGTTAAATTATCCCTTAAAGCTAAAGAAATTTTTCCATTCGATATTGAATGTAAAAATGTTGAAACATTTAAAAATGTTTACAAAGCATATGATCAAGCAAGTAATCATGGTAACTTACAACCATTATTGTTTATAAAAATAAATAGGCAAAAACCTCTTGTAATATTTAGTGCTGAACATTTTTTTAAAATTATTGGAGAACAAAATGTCAAAAAAGAAAAAGATATTTACCATAGATGATGCTATAAAAGTTATCATAACACCCTGGGATAAAGGGTTTAGTTGTGGTATACTGTTTGGTAAAAATGCAAAAGACTTAGAGTATGAAGAAGATATCTGTGCAATTATTGCAAGAGGTATGATTAAACATGCAACTCTAGATCCTCATACCACTTACTTACTTGGGTTAAAAGGTTTTGCAGAAGATAAAGCAAAGACAACAGTAAATGATATTTCTATACCATTACCAAATGAAGATGCACAATTTGATGAAGATAATGTTATAGATTTTTTAGAAGCATTAAAAAGAAAAAGAGATAAGGAGTTAAACTAATGGCAACACATTTAGTTATAGGTGATCCTCATTGCACACCTGGCACAAGCAATGAAAGATTTTTATGGGCAGGTAGATTAGCTAAAGATATAAAAGCTACTCATGTAATATGTATGGGAGATTTTTGTAGTGTAGATTCTCTATCGTCATATGACAAAGGTAAAATGTCTTTTGAAGGTAAACGTTTTAATAAAGATGTTGAACATACAGAAGATGCACTTGCAAAATTTAATAAAGGTTTAGGTAGTTACAAAGTTAAAAAGACTATGATATTAGGTAATCATGAAGATAGAATTGATAGAGTTGTACAGGATAATCCAGAGTTAGAAGGTACATTATCTATCTCTAGTTTAAACTATAAAAAATTTGGATGGAAGCAAGTTCCATATAAACAAATTAAAGTTATTGATGGTGTGCACTATGTGCATTATTTACCATCTGGAGTTATGGGCACATCTATATCAGGTGAAAATATAGCAAGAACTATTTTAAATAAACATAAAGTTTCTGCTACAGTAGGTCATTCTCATTTATTAGATTATGCAATATCAACTACACCACTAGGTAAAAAATTACATGCTTTATCTGCTGGATGTTACTTGACTCATAAAGAAAGTTATGCTAAAGGTACACAACACTTATGGTGGAGTGGTTTAATTATAAAATACAATGTTAATAATGGGACATATGATTTAGAAACAATGTCTATTAAACAGGTTAAAAAATTATATGGTTGATAATGTAAATTCACCAAGGCATTACTTGCAAGGTAAGCGTGAAACTATTGAAGTCATACAAGACTATATGACTAAGGATGAATTTGTTGGCTACTTAAAAGGTAATATAATAAAGTACGTTGGCAGATTTAAATTTAAAGGTAAACCATTGGAGGATTTAAAAAAATCACAGTGGTACCTAAACAAACTAATACAGGAGGTAGAAAAGTGGGAGCAGTAAAACAATGTTTAATAGAAGTTGAAGATGTTATTTCTGGATGTATGAGAGATAGACTAACTCTTTTGGAAACAGTAGAACATTGTAAACAACAATTTAAAAAAGAAGGTGTGTACAATCCATACCTTACTGATAAAAGACTAATTAAAAAAATATATTCATCTTGGACAAAAGATCCGAGTGGGGAGGTTATGATATAATGACAACAGCAGTTAGATTAAATCCTTTTTTTGACGCATTAGTAAAAAGGTACAACGCACAAATTGCAGAAGCAAGAGCAACAATTAATGTGTATTTAGAAAATCCTGCAGGTATAGGTGAGCACCCGCAGTTTATTGACGAAATAAATAAACAACTAGACAAATGGGCTGACGCTCGTGATAAAATAAAAATAATAATGGAGTATTACAATGACAATTAATAATAATATAAAAGAAAAAAAATATGTATTACCATCTAGTATTTTAAAAGAATTATTTAAATATTTAATGGCTAAACCATACGGAGAAGTAGCTACTGTAATGGGAGCACTTGCAAAACTAACAGAAATAGAGGAGACTACAAACAATGTCACAGAAAGAGAAAACAAAAAAAATACCAGATAGTATAAAAAATCATATAGGATTATTGTTTGAGTTAAAAATTGGTTTAGGTGCTAAAAATAATATAGTATTAGATTATGGCGGTAAACCTGTAGGTAAAATTAGAGAGGCATTAAAAGATTATAAGTATCATGGTAATCTATGTGCAGCAATTATAAATCATTGTAATTCAGTAGGTAAAAAACTTGAAGAAGATATTAAAAAATTACTTCAAACAATTTAGTTGGAGACATAATTTTATTATGGACTTTGCAGAAAAATTAAATTGTAAATTAAGTAACTGGTTTTGGAGTGTTAGATGGTCAGATCGTAGACATTATAACAGCCAAAAAAAAAGACGCTCATAGGGTGGTTTGAGTCCACCGAGCGTCTTGTGTTGCCTTGGGGGAGAGGGTGTAAAAACCCTCTCCTTTTAATTTTTAGGGGGTACCCTAGGTACCTAAAAGTAAAAAGAGGGCACTCTATGGCCTTCTCAGAGCCTTTTTTTTCTAGTAATTAGTGCCAGAACCCATAATTCCTTGCATCTGCTGATCCATAGGTTTTGATTCAGGTATCATTCTATTTGTCTGTATTAAAGGTTTTACTCTAGTATTATATATACTTGATAACACACCTGGATAGTTTTCATTCTCTGAATAAGGTGTTAGTGTTTTAAAAATTTTAGGTAGTGATTCTGATTTTTCAATACTGTCTCTAAATTTTTCATAAATAGGACTAGTTGATACTAGATTTATAAAACCTCTTATGCTGTCTTCACTATCTTCAAACTGTCTAAGGTTTGCACCACCTGATGTGGTTAAAAATGGCTGGTCTCCAACTGCTTTTATACCAAAAAAGTTATTAGCTCTTTCAGCTGTTGGTGCACCTGGAAATTTAAAATTACCTGTCTCTGTAATAGCTATAGTAGTGATTAAAGAAGTAGGTATCCTAGATTCAAGAGAACCTTCTGGATAAGTTTTTTTAACTCTATCCACTGTCTCTATAAATTTTTTTGCTGTGTTTGTTTCTGCCATACTGATATGTATAAAAATTATTGTACTAACAATTCCAAGCACGAAGTGCTTTATTAATTCTAGAGTTCGGATCATTAGCAACTTTTTTAGAAGTTAATTTTTTTTTCATGCCTTTCATTCTCGCACAAAATGAGGCACGTCTTTTATTTCCTACCTTTTTACTAGGTCTTTTTAAATTAGCACCAGTCGTTCTTTTAAAAAACTTACGACCTGCTTCATTTAATCCACCTGAGGGGTTTTGATATTTTTTTGCTACCATTATTTTTTCTTAACTGTCATTGCAGCTCTTCTAAAATTAGCAGCAGTAGGTGCACCCTTGTCACCTTTCTTTTTCATTTTACCACCACGTTTTCTTTTAGCATGAATGTTAGCGTATAGTCCTTTTCCTGGCATTATGCTTTACCTTTATTTTTTTTAGCTCTTAACATAGCAAAGTCTTTTTTAGTTAGTTTTCCGTCTTTGTCCATGTCTAATTTTTTTCTGTTACCAGTGACTTTCTTGCCACCGTTCATCTTCATTTTGTTTTTCATTTTCATTTTGTTTTTTATTTTTCCGTAATGTCCTGGCATTAGCTATACCTCCTGTATTTAGCTGTTTTTTTTGCAATGTTTTTTGGTTGCTTCACAAACTGTTTGCCCTTTTTTGTTCCTTTTCGCTTGGCTCTTGTCGTTGCCGCATACTCTGCAGCGGACAGACTTTTTATAGCTTTCTCTGGTAAATATCTTTCTCCAGTAACTGAAGATTTTTTGCCAGATTTTGTTCGCCATTTTTGTTTTGACCATGCTTTTAAACTTCTCTGACTTTTTGCTAAAGCCATTATGCTTTTCTCCCTTTTCTTATTGCTTCTTTTCCCTTCTTAAATATAGCTGCAACCTGTGCTTTACCCATAACTTTTGCACGTTGCTCTCCTACAGTTAAGATTTGAATTTTTCTAGCAAACGGTTTGTTAATTCTTTTAACTTTTGCCACAGTTTCTCTAGCGTCTGACGGAGTTGCAAACTTAATTCCGACAGTATCTTTAGGATTTTCATCTGTATATAACCTCCTACCTGAACCTTTTGGCTTTTTACCAGTTCCTACTTTAGGATCTCTTTTTTTTGCCATAAGATTTCATTTCTTTAATATGTTTTTTTATAATGTTAGATTGTTTTTTATGTAGCTTTGATGCTTTACCTAAAGCCTTTGCTACTTTATTTAATTTTTTTACCATTACTTGTACCCTCCACCAGCTGCTTTATATCTCTTCGCTAACATCTGGGCTTTTCTTGCTGACCATTGTCCAGGTTTTCCACCTTTTGATCCAGCCATAATAGCATTAAACATTCTCTTTCTCATACCTGGCTTAGTATAGTTACCTGCTTTATTTACTGTTGATTTTTTCTTCGCCATCTTTCATCTCCTTATATTCATAGTCATAACTGCCCTCTTCATTTTCGTCAGTTATCCATTTTGATGTATCTTCCACAGACCATATTTTAGTATTAACTAATCTATGTATAAGAGGTTTGCTTGGATCAGCTGCCATAGATGGATCAAAGATCCTTAGTCTATTGTTGGGTTGAATTGCATAGTTACCATCGTCTAATTCTATTACATGTCCACATTTGTGTTGATCTGGTTTTTCTGCATAACCAAAATCTAATTCATTATAATCACCAGCACACCAGTCTATAGTAAATAAGTATGTCCCTTCTCTTTGTTTTTTTCTTCTAGATGTGTAAATCATTTTACATCCTTGTAGTTGATAAAATCTAGTAACACTTACATTGTAACTAAATGAATCCCATAACATTAATTCATTTAGAGGTAATTCTTTTACACCAGGTTTTTTACAAAATGCTGATATAGGTGCTCTCCACCAAATACCACCATCTGTCATCATGTAATGAAACAATGGAACTTGTTTTGGTATAGATGTAAATCCAAATATTACACATTCAAAGTATTTATCATGAGAATCTTTTTGATCTCTAAGATAATTACCTCTAACATAACATTCTATTACAGGTATATTAGCATTTAAATACATATTATTTCATCCAATTAATTATGCCCCATATAGATATTAAAAAATACATAAGTTCCATACAGAGTCTAGGTTTATCATTATCTTTGTAAGCAAAATAAGACCAAGCTAAACATGATATACTAGCCATTGTCCATCCTACTACTTGATATAAAGACTGTTTAAATGTAGTCAATATCAACACACTAGCAAGTGCCGTAGCAAAGAATAACCAACGCTGTTGCATTTGCCTATCAATTTGCTAAAGGATTTTTTGAACTTGCTTTTATTTCTTTTATCTCTAATTCTAATACTTTAATTGTTTTATCAAGTATTGCTATTTCTTTATTTTGTTTTTCTATTTTTATATTTTGATTAGAAATTTCTTTATTAAGTGGTTTTAAATCTAGATCTGCAACTGAATTTAATTGTTCTTGCATTTCTCCATATTTTATAAACCCTGCACCAATTGCCCCTAACACACCAATTAATGCTGCAACACCTGCTAGTTGATCTTTTAATTTACCCATTTACTAATACCTCTATTTCATCTAATAATTTTTGTTTTTGTAATTTTATATCTGTTATTACTTTTTTAAAATTTACTATTGGATCTACTTCAATATAATTATTTAAACTTATATTTTTGTATATGTCTCTATTATCAGCTATGCTAACTTGATCCACGTAGATTTCTCTTTGTGGGTAAAATGGCATACTGTATAAAGTTAATAGATCTTGATTCTCTGTCATTGCTTTTATCCTTATTAAATTTTTTACTTCTAAATTTTTTCCTACATCTTTTATCTCTTCATCTACTTTATTTAATGCTGAAGCGATAGTGCTTTTTTTATTTTCTTTCGATTGTAAATTTTTTTGCTTTGTACTATTTTGTTTTTTAGTTGAGGTAGTCTTAGTAGTGCTGCTATTGGATTTTGTTTCGTTAGTTTTTTTTGTTTCATTTGATTTAGTAGCTGTTGGGGTGGTAGTTTTCTGTGTAACTTGTTGCGTAGGTTTTGGTGCTGCATTAGTTGTTGTAGCAGCAGGTGTTTTTGTTACAGGGGATGATGGGGTATTTGTCTTTGCTACTGGTGCAGTTTGAATATTACTTTTAACTTTTACCTTTTCCTCTATTATAACCTTCTTTACTGATTCTGTCAAGGTCTTATTTACCTCATTTAATTCTTGAGTAACTGCTTGATTTAGTTGAGAATTATCATAGGTCATAAATAGATTAGCACCTAGCAAATTAGGACCACCTAATGTTCCTGGATTAGATTGACCATCTATACCAGTCCATTGCCAGTTAAATTGACTTGCACCTACATTATTAAATATTAATGTGTCAGTATATTTAAATGAGTTAGCCCCATATCCTGCATCATTATTTCTGTTCTGATTAATCTCTGATAATACAGAACCATTTGAGTCTAATATTTGTAGATGTGTGCTATAACTGTCTCTACCCACACCTCTGTTACCACACGCAAACGAAGAGTTAGCCCACTCACAATTTTGTACTATTGTATTACTCTGTAATGTAATACCATTATTTAATTTAGTTTGATTTGTAGTATCATCACCTGTTGTTATATTTAACAAAGATCCATTATAAGATAATGAACCTGTTCCTGTAACTTCTACTTCACTAGAAAAATTTCTAGCGTTACTTGATGTAAAACTATTAAAAGAACTTCCAATTTTAGGAACACTGTTATCAATACTTTGTGCAGATGATGCTCCTTGCCCTGCATTTGGTAATAAATTACCAGTTGTTATTTCTGCAGCATTACTCAGATTCACCGAGAGTAGAGTGAATAGTAGTATTATTAATTTTATCATCTGCTTCTTCTATAATTTTTAAATTTTTTACATAGGCATCATAGTCAGGTCTTAACTTGCCATACTTTTTCCATTCTTTTTTAGCAGCTTTACCTATCTTTCCCATGTAGGGGCATGGTGTGCCAGCCATTTCCATGGCGTGAAAAACTCTCGGGTCCTGGCAGAGCAATGATACTGCTGCAACTTTCATGCCTTGATTAGATAATTCTCTAGCTAATTTAATACGTTCACAATTTTTATCACGCATTCCTTTACCACCAGAAATACCTAGACCAAAAGTCTGAACTCCTGCACTAACACCTACGGAACAAACGTCAATTCCTGAACTAGGTACAGAAGGTGCATAAGCTGAATTGGGAGAACTTCTGAGGTTTGAAGTAGTATTGTTGGTAGTTGTTGAGTTAGAACTGGATCCTGATTGATAAGTTGTGCTGCTTGTATATCCTCCTTCGATGGCTGTGTTAGAGCCAGAAGTATTATTTTGAGTAGAGCCTCCATAAGCAACTCCTGTTAAAGTTAATAGTATAATTATTGTTATTAATTGTTTCATAGGGGTTTTATTTTGTTAAAGTTATTTTTTTCCGTTTCTAAATATCTGTGTTCCTTTTATACCAAAAATACTTGCAACGACAAGTATCCACAAATTAGTGAACCAACTTGGAAGAGTAGAAAAATATTCAAAAAATAATTTTACTTTTTCCATAGCTTCAGGATCATCTGATAAGACTGCCCAAGCTAAAACTAATATCGGGATTGTTAATATAATCAAGACGAACTCGTCTTTCCAGTCTGATTGTCTTGCTTCTAAAAGTTTACCCTGATATTCACTTTCACCACGAGCCATTTTAGCAGCGTGCAAATGCTGAGCATCAGCCATCATCATTTTTGTTTCTTGTTTCTTTTTATATATATGCGTTCCTGCTTGTAACGCCATCTTTGCTAAACTAAACCAAGCCATTTTCCTCCAGCCATTGCGGTACATTAAAAGATGGACACTCTTTTGTAGGTTCAACTTCGTAATGACCTATTATTTTTTCTATATCGTATTTTGATTTCATGTCTTCAATTAAATTTCTTAAACTTGCAAACTGTGCATCTGTAAAATTATTTTCCCATGACATGTTTTGATCTACACCACCAACTAAACATATTCCAATTGATGTGCCATTAACTCTAACAGCATGTGCACCTTGTAATTCATCTGATCTTCCTTCTTCTATCTGACCAGATCTTCTAATTACATAGTGATATCCTATAGTGTCAAATCCTCTTTGTTTATGCCAGTCTGTAATTTCTTCTACACCTACATCCATAGTTGGTTTTGTAGCTGCACAATGTATAACTATTGTATCTGTTGATTGTCTTGTAATCATATAACTTTTCCTTTACTGTTAACACACCAAATTATGTGCTCCATTATTCTTAAATCATTTTCTCTAAATTCAGTAGCTATTTTATCTCCAACTTCTTCTGCTCTTTTATAGCATTTGCTTGCACTGTATGTTTTACTATCTTCCCAAAAATTAAAACAAGATATACCCTTACTACTTTCAGGGTCAGCTACACATAATAATGCAAATATAAAATAAGTTTTCATGATAGTATATAAGTTAAAAGAGCTAAAGCTAATGCACCCACACCCCCAAGAAGAACATACAATAGAGTATCAAGTTTACTATGCATTTTATCTATGTCCTGGTGCATGTGTTTAAGGTGATTATTTTTTATTGAATGAATATCTTTTTTTAAACCTGTAATGTAACCATACAGTGCTATTAAATGTTCGCTTGTTGTTTTAGGTTGTTTAGCCATTAGTTAAATAATTTTTTCATTTGATCAGTGATTGGTTTTGGTTCTCTTATATCTGCTGATCCTATTTTTTCAAATATTCGCCCATATCTTTCTGATACTTTATTCATTTTTTCTAAAATGTTTTTTTCTCTTTTTAAATACTCTTCTTGATCAATTGTTCCTTTATTTAATTTTGTAGCTTCTAATCTTAATTGTTCTCTAAAACCTTTAATTCTTCTTTTAAACTCTAAGGCTTTACCTGCTGACAATTTGTCTAAATTTGCTTGATTAATTTTAACTCCAACTGATTGTAAAATTGCAACAAGCTCTGTTTGTTTTGGTTTAAATGCACTTTCTGGAGCAGTTCTTGCTTCTTCAATTCTTCTTGTGCTATAAGAACCTGGAAAAAAGGGAAAGTTAGGAACTAAGTTTGACCATATTTTCTGTCCTCTTAATGCCCAATCACTTTGAATATCAGCACCTGTTCCTTTTATTTTTCTCTCATTAAATAAATCATATCCAAACAAAGGTGGTATAACATCTCCAAGAATTCCAAAACTAGGTTGCAGTGGTAAAACAACACCAGGAAGTCTAGCAAAACCTCCAAAAGATCCTACGTCTAGTATATCTCCTCCTGGTACATACCTTTCAACATTTATATATACAGGATCTCCATCAATATTTCCAGGAACTTTTATATTTTTATATGGAAATAATGGCATTCCAAAAACTCTTCCTTTTAATCTTTCTGGCATACCTGCACGTTCTGCTTCTTCATCTCCCCCACCAAAATAATCACCTGCTGTATTTAGAGCATAACCATAGGCAGCCCATTTAGCAAACTTCCAAGGTCTTAAAACTGCAGTTTCTCCTAAAATGGGTACAACCCTATAAGTGTAAGCTATAAATGGAGTTGCAGTATTTCTCATTGCATTTATAAAAGGTGCATTAATATCATAATCAATAAATGATTTTTTAGCATCTGCTGCTGCATCCTCCACGCTATACCCTTTTCTTAATCTATCTCTAAATAATGCAAGTCTAAATACGTGATCTTCATATCGGTATAGATCTGTTGCTTTTTCTGCAAATGTTTTTAAACCTAATTTAGAGTCTTTTACATCATTCCAAATTTTAGAACCAACTGATGTTGCATTTGTTAATGCATCATTTTTACTTGTCATTCCTGCATAAGGATTTGTTTTTAATAATGATGAAATATTTTTTAATTCATTTACAACTAAATCACTACTAAAGAGATCGTAGTTTGAAGCTAAAGTAAATAATTCTGATTTTTTACCTTTACCTTGTGCAGTTAATGCTTTATGTGCAACTGATAGATTATCAAATAAATTATTACCATCAACTAAATCATACAAAACAATATTACTTACTGTATTATTTACATGAACTGTTGGGTTAAAAGCAGTTTTAGAAACTTTCCATAAAGAATTTAATTTTCTATAAGCACCATAAAATTCTCCAGGTTTAGCTGTAGCGTATCTGTGTGTTTCAAGTATATTTTCAGCTATCTCTCTTGGTAAGTGTAATCCTCCAAGATTACCAAATCTTAATTTACCACCTGTTTTTTCTATAACTGTTTCTGGTATTTTAATTAAATCAAGTTCTCTTATTTCTTTTCTAGTCGGATTTCTAAAAGCAAATTTTGTTTTAGGATCTTTACTATTTGCTGAAGAAGCTATTTTGTTATAATAATAACTTCTAGCTAATTCACCGCCTAAAATTCTTCCTGTTTCACTTATGCTTAAACTTGCATTTTCTATTTGACCTAATGCAATCCTTTCTTGTTTAGTTAATTCCCATCTAATTGTAATTGAATCATTATCAGCTATTTTTTTATAAGCATCTCTGTAAGATTTATTATTTTTATTTTCAGAATAAGTTAATATTTTTCGTTGCTCTGGTGTTAATTTTTGTGCAGCATCTTCTCCAATACTAAAAATCTCCCATCCTCTATGTTCTTTTATTTTAGATTTATCAGTTAAATCTTTAAGTAATTTTTTATATTTTTTTGTACCTATTTCAGTTAAACCGTCTTTAGTTGTTCTAATTCTTTCAAATTCTTTTACTAAATTTTTATCTACTGATTCTCCAATTTTAAATGCTTTATCTTTTTTATAAAATTTTTCATAATCAATTTTATTAACTTCAATATGAAAACCTCTTGGTTTTAATTCATCACCTACTTTATCTAATACTTTATTATCATCATAGACTCTTCTTAGATAAGTATTAATATTTCTTTGAAAAGTTTCAGGAGTAATTAATCCTGCATCAACTAATTTTTGACCTGCTTTTTTAATTATTGCTCTAAAATCTCTAGATACATTTTTAAGTTTTTTTGGAACATATCCTGTAACAGAATCACCTTCAAGTAAATTAAGAACTAATTTTTGTTCATCAGTTGATAATGGTTCAATTAATCTTGTAGCTTGCACAAACTGATCAGCTAGTGAATTAGCCTGTCCTCTTGAAGCTAATCTCCATTTTTTAATATCAGCTGGTAAACCATAGTCGTCTAATATACCTCTAGCTAACAATTCACCCATTGAAATATTAACTGGTTTTTCTTCTAAACCTGGTATTTTTTTAAATGGTGTTCTTGTTGCTGGAAATTGTTTTATAACTCCAAGTCCAAGGCTACCTGCTGCAAAACCTATAAAAGCTCTACTAAATTTTTCTGATATTGGTGCATCATCTTCAACACTTCCATATCCTATAGCACCACCAGCAAGTCCTGTTCCAGTTTCTGGTCCGCCAACTGGTGCACGAAGTTTTCCACCAAGTGTAGTAGATCCAATTTCGCCTGTGAAAAATTTCATTCCAGGCTCTCCAATATTTTTTGTATAGCTTGTTTTAAGTTTACCTAGAGTATTATCAGATAATGTTTCATAGGGTCTTACCAAATAATTATTTGCAAAATTTCTTACGTTTCTTAATACTCTAGCTCCTTGTTTTCTTTGAACTTCTTCAATTGCAGCATCAGCTAATACTTTAGGATTACTTAATGTAATATCTTTATCACTTCGTATTTTAAGTGTCGATAATTCTTCACCCATTCTATTTGTAACAAAAGCTCTTTTAAGAGCTGAGTCATTCATAGTTTTAACTGATGCATCACCTTCATTTAAAACACCAAGTGGTAATTTTCTTCCAGCTGCTCCAACAGCTTTTGTAATACCATAAAGTGCAGGAGCAACAATTGTTCCTCCAGCAGCACCTACTAATGCTTGTCCAGATCTAGTTCTTAGTAATTCAAAGTCAGCATCTTTATCAACATATCCTACAGCACCAAATACACCACCACTTACAGCACCTAACTTTGCCATTGAAAGAACATTTTTAGCTTTTGCAAAAGGTAACAACCAAGTTATAGGATCTAAAATTGCACCACCAAAATATCCAATGTAAGTCCATACGCCATTTTCAGTTCGCATTCTAGCATATAATTCTTGTTGCTGTTCCTCTAAAGTTTGATCTGAAAATAAAACTTGTTTACCACCAACTATTTGAGTACCACCTCTTATACTATCTAAAATACCTAATTTAAATCCATAAGATAAATTATCCCACCAAGAAGCATTATCATCAATATCCTGTTGACCTACTGTTGAAAAAGAATCTGCTTGATCAGTTTTTTTTAATCTATTTGCTGGACCATCTTTTGTTGTAGGAAATGATAAATCATTTACAGGTCCTACATTAATAAATGGATTATCTTGAAATGGTTGTGGATCTTTTTGAGGTCCAATGTTTAAAAATGGATTTTCCATTGTTATTATCTAGCACCAATTTCTTGTAATTTTCTTTCTAGTATTCTTTTAACTTCCTCAATGTCTGCTGTAGCATCATAAGTTTTATCTTCTTGTTCTATTCGTTGAAATTTTAATATTTGATCATTAGCTTGTTTTCTAAGTATATCTGCACTAGGAACTGTACTTTGTGGTGTTACAGGTTGTTGTGGTTGTGTAAGACGTATTCCCGTTGCTTGTTCATCTCTTTTTAATTCATCTTTAACAAATTCATTTAAATAATATATTTCTTTATCGCTAGCAGGTAAGTCTTGAAATGCTTGAAAAAATTTTAATTTATTCTTAAAATTTTCTTCACCTTTTTTTGGTTCTTTAGGTGTATACTTAGTTTTTATTACACGTTTTGTTACTGGATTTGTATATCTTTTATCAAATTTTGCTTCTGCAGCTTTTTTGTATTGTAAATATAAACTAGGATCTACTCCAGCAGGTGCTCCAGATATACCAAATAAAGAAGTTCCAACTACTGTGTCTGTAGTTTCTTCTCTAGGTTTTTCTGCAAATGCATCAGTAAGTCTTGCTGTTGCAGCAGGTACATCTCTTTCTCTTATTCTATCTGTAACTAATGAACCAAGTACACCACCTTTTTTTCTAGTGCCAAGTAAAATATCTGTAATATTTCTTCTATCAGCTAAAGTATCACCGATAAAATCACTTCTTTCTCTAAGTGATTTTCTTTCTAATAGTATTCCTGATTGTGTTAAATATTTATCAAAACCTTCTTTATTTACTTTTTTTGCCTGCTCTACTTTTTTTTTAAAGGCAGAGACTCCAGGACCAATATTAGAACCTGGATTTAATCTTAAAAACTGTCTGATATTATTTTCAGTATCTTGTTTATTTTTTGAAAAAAGATTTGCAGCATCTAAAGCATTTGCAACATCAGTACCATATATTTTTGCAAACATACTTTTTTGTTCTTCTTTAGCAATCAAAGCCTTTTCTCTTAAATTAATATCTTCCATTGCTTGTGCTGTAACAGCTCTTGTAATATCACCAGTTAATCTAGCACTTGTTTGTTGTTGTTGATCTAATTCTGTAAGTGCTCCAAATGCAACGGGACCTAGTATACCTGATAATGCCATATTATTCTTCTCCTGGTTTTGCTAATAGACCTTGATTATTTTCAATTTGCATTGGCTGTTCTTCCATGCCATTCTTTTCTAATTGCCTGT